CGAGCGCCATGGTTAGAGCCGACTACATCGGTAACCCCAAGATATTCGAGAATCTCTAAAGTAAGTTTACGATCTTCATCGATGTTGCCTTCTACCTCTTGCCAAGGTTGCGCAAAGCCACCAAGCTGAGGCAAGTCAATTTCATCACCGATACAGATGGTTTGGTGAGGCTTGTAGACCTTTAAGAACTTGCCTAGATTTTTGACTGCTGCTTCATGAAAGAACGGGGCTTGAATATCTGAAATCCAAGCAATTCTTTTGACTGTCATTAGTCCTCGTCATCATCCTCATAGTCATTGCCCGAGATTTTCTCGATGGGTTTAGCAGGCAGAATCCAGTCAGGGTAAGACTCACGATCTAGCAGAAGCCAAAACGCCATGTCTGTAGAGAAGCCAGCCTTGCGAAGGCTTGTGTAATAAACATGCAGAGCGATGCAATATTGGTCTAGTGCAGAGTATGTGTCTAGGTCAATAACCTTCTTAGTTCTCGCCATGAGATAAGTGTTACTTACCTAACATCTCGATTATGGTATCGACACGCGTTTCTAATCGGTTCACCTGGTCTTTTATACTTGAGCCACCATTGGGTTTAAGTTCAGTCAGGTAATGCTTAATCATGAACTGCGTGTAGGTTGCCACGCCACCAAGGACTGTGATTACTCCTACAGCCCAAGCTGCGAGATCAACTGCGTTCATTATTTCTTAGGCGTTGCGTATCCGAACACGCCTGCTAGAACCGCCCAGAGAACTGAGCGATAATCGAGTGCAAAGTTAGATGCTCCCCATGCAGCTAGGAACGCTCCTGCTGTAAGGATTGCTGGATTTTTTATGTTCATACGGTGCCACCTATCATTGGGATATTAAAGAACGAGCCATCTGCATCGCCCTTCTTAGTGAAAGAGATATGGCAATGCTTAGTATGCGGATTGATTCCAGAATACTTGCGCCAGCGCCACCCCATGCGAGGGGAAGCAATTTTACCGTTGAATATGATGTAACTAATTCTCTTGTCAGACTTTGCGCAGAGTCGTATCTGATCTGCAAGGTCAGGCATGAGGTCTGGCTTTGCTTTACCAGATAAATCCCGGTCAATATCAATGGCTCTGACGATACCTTGTTTATCAGGATTGTGGTCAGAAGCACGCGTTGAATGACGGTAATCGCCAAGCCACCCATCGCTGGACTTATCCCTTGAACTGTAAGAATCATCGATCTGAAGCCTTAACTGTTGTCCGGCTTTGCATAACTTTGGGGTCATGCCAGTAGAAGTTTAGCTTCTGCCTCTGTAATACCTAGGCGCTCGAGAATTGCAGCTTTAGCGGCTGCATCGGCTGCCTTGTCTGCTGCTTCCTTGGCAATAAGTTCCTTCTCGCCCTTTGCGTATTCTGCTTGAGTAATAGGCGCTACTGAATCATCGCTAAAGGTTAAGTCCGAGATATCTTCACCAACTAATGACCATTCTGCATCTGGTCGCAAGTAAGCGATAACTTCGTCTAAGCGTGGCATATTAGGCTCCTATTTCCATGAGAATCATTACAGCAATTTGAGATGAATTTTGGACTGTTACCGTGTGGCTTGTCGAAGCAGATTTAATCTGTGTCTTATATGTAGTGGCGCTAGTAGTAGCAGGTGAATCTAAATAATTCTGACTTACTGGAACAGCCAAGTAATTATCATTTCCATAATAAACGGTTTGAGTCGTTTGTGGCAAAATATCGGTAGAACCACGAACTAGATTTAAATAACCACCAGCATCGCTAGTTGAAACTCGACTTACGACGACGCATTGATAAGTGTGAATTAATATTTTGCTTGTCGCAGAAGAAGGTGTAATAGTTGCTGATAAATTTGAATCGATATATGTAGAACCGTTTGTGGCTGCGTTTGTTGTCGTTGTTGCCTGGACTACCTGAAGAACCTTGCCGCCACCTGCTGGAGCAGCCCATTTAATGCCCGTTGCAGCACTTGAATCTGCTGTAAGTACATAACCATTAGTTCCAACTGCTAAACGGGCTGGAGTGTCTGCTGCTGTTGCAGCAATAAGGTCACCCTTAGCATCGACAATAGCGTTCTGAATGGCGTTTGAGTCATCTTGAGCAACCCATGAGAAGTCGAGGTCTGTTCCAGATGCCTTGGCTAATACCTGTCCTGTAGTTCCGCCTTTAAGGTCTACGAAGGCTGTGTCAATATCGGTACCAAGTGCAGCGATAGCGGTTGCGCCATCTTTCACCAAGTCTGTCGATTGCGGGATATCAAACCCAAAATTGGGGGTGGTCGTTGCCATTACGCTACTACTCCTATCGCATTTAGCCAGGTTAGGCTGGTGTTAAGTGTGTTCCATGTCTCTGCTGCATTTACCTGCTCCCATTTTACCGCAACTTGGGAGAAGTTTATTGGAGAAGCGTTGAAAGTCACGCTGAGGTTATTAAGGCTTGCCCTAAATGTCCAGCCCTCGATGTAGCCCTGGAAGGAGCCCAAAGAGATGTTAGGCGGTAAATTCTGAATCCATACTGGCTGGCCTAAGAATATGTTAATGAGGGCATCTCTATCGGCATCGTCAATTTCTGGGTTTCCAAGAGTGAAAGTAATGCTCTGGAATTTAGCCGAAGGGTTAGCTCTTAGTTCAATGTAACGATCTGCCAAGGCTTCAGCATCCGATGTGTGCTTAATGCGAGATGTGAAGGATTCTCCATAAGTGCCATAAATAGATTGGCTAGTTAAATCCTCAGCCACATAGGATTGATTACCATTGTTATCGTAAATTATGTTGAAGTAGTTTCTAAGGTCTCCAGCGCGAGTAGTCGCAGCTAGTCCTAATCCGTTGGCATGGTTAGCATCTAAGGTGGTGTAGCCGTTGGCCGCTAGGTAATCCTGGCGATGAGTCTGGTCTGCATAGCCGATATTGCCGTTAGCATCCTCATAGAGAACGCCAAAGGCTGAGTTAGCGATATCTGTGCAAAGTGAGTAAAGGTCTGTCTTGCTCGATGATCGTGCGATAAGTTCATAATCGCCTGGTTGGTCAATTTCACCTAAGCCGATGTTTAGGGCATTAGCCCAAGTCTCAGTAGGATCATAATTAGCCCAAGTCTGAGCTGCTGGAACTTCATTCCATTGGCCTAATAGATAGCCTGAGAGAAGTGTATAAATCTGGTCTCCATCAAAATCTTGAGACAAGATTCCGTTATCAATTAACTTAGGCAGTTTAGATAATGCACCTAAAGCTGTGATAGTTGCAGTAGTTGTATAGCCAAGATCTCCGGCTCTATTAACGGCAACAGTAAAATCTGAGATTAGCCCGCCAAAGATAGGGACATAAGTTCCAACTGAATTGGTCACTTCAACTGTAAGGCTAGTCCCTACCGTAAAATCATAAGAGATGTTATTAAAGTTAATTAACTGCAACTGGCAATAGCCTGCAACTGGCTGCTGGTTAATATCAGTACGCCCAGAAGTTACTGTTAGGTTAGCAACGGTAACATCGGTTACTTCTGTGCTGTCTACCAGAATCTTATAGGTGGGAGTCCAGGCGGTCATGCGTAGATTAAGCCCCCGCCTAGGGTTCCTCGAGCTGAGGAGTCATTAAGAATAGTTACGATCTGGCGAGCAGTTGACTCGCTATCGATTGCGCCATTAACTGTGATATTGGTGGTTCCAGTGCCTGCTGCAATAAATCGTGGGAGTGAAGGTGTCTGCAATGGTGCGCTAGGAGCCATTGGAGCACTTGGGGATACCGCTCCTGTCTCAAATGAACTGCCTGTAATAAATCGACCTACCGCTGAACCGGCTGAAGCAATGCCGTCAATAAGTCCCTTAATCTTGCTAATTTTGTCAATGAAGTCTGCAAAGGTATCGATAATTCCAGCGATAATCTTACCTAAAGTCTTGAAGGCTAGGCCAAGAGTCTCACCGATAACAGGCGCTAAGTAATCCTTAGCAAAGTTATAAATAGCCTTCATGAAGTTATAGAAAGGCTGAAGCTCCTCGTTGTTATCTCTTAACGCTGAACTAACTGAATTAAATGCTGATCGTAGGCCGTTAATGATTGGCTGGATAACCTTCATAACTGGCTGAAGTTTCTCGCCTAGGTTAGAAGTGAAGTCCTGAATTGCTGGAATGACATTCTTAACAATGAGTTCCACCATTGGAGTAATCGCATCGAGGATAAAGGCTCCGACTGTTTCCTTACCTTCATCGAAGGCTACTGTGAGACGGGCTAACTTTCCTTGGAATGTATCTGCTTGCTTAGAAGCCTGGTTCTCGAAAGTCCCGGCTAGTTTTGCTGTTATCTGGTCGAATGTAAGGGTCTTCAGTTCAGCCTTATCAAGTCCTACACCTAAGCGGCTAAGGCCTGCTAGGTTGCCTTCCTGAGCCTTTGAGAGGCTTTCTGTGACTGCCTGAAGAGACTTACCGCTACCAGCCGCGATATCAAGTGCAAGGGTCTGTAATTGTTGCGCCTTGTCTAAATCTTTAGTGGCTCGAGTTAAACGATCTAACGATGGGCGAAGTTCATCGTCGGCAACACCAGTAGCCAGGGAAGTCTGAAGGATGTATTCCTCTGTCGAGGCTATCTGGTCATCGGTTGCTTTAGTGACATTGCGAAGAGTATTGGCTAACTTTGCCTGGGCTGCTTCATCCTCGATGGCTGACTTAACGCCGTCAATGGCTAACTTTCCTGCATAGGCTACGGCTGCTGCACCCGCAGCCGCGAAAGCTGCTCCTGCTATCTTGCCAAACTTAGCAACCTTATCCCCGAAGGTAGCGACATCTTTATCTGCCTTGTCAAGGTTCTTAGTAAAGTTATCGACATCGGCAAGCAGCTTGAGCGTTAATGCTCTTGTACCTGTTGCCATTATGTCCACTCCTTAAGAATCTTGTCGAATGATTCAGTCCATCTTGCCACGATCTGCGGTTGAATCTTGCGGAGCGTTGGATAGATAAACCAACCCTTAGAGCCTCGACCTTCACGGCCTGACCATACGGGGAACTGCCTAAACTTATTAGAA